TCAGGCCTTGCGGCCGCGCGGGCCCGCGATGAAGCGGTCGACCGGCACGGGCTCGTCGGCCCTGGAATCTGCAGGCCCGGAAAAATCTTCAGCTGCAGCTGAGTCCTCAAAGCTGCGCGCGCGGCCGCCTTTCCAGCCAGCGCCGGCATTGCTCGCCGGCGGGGCCCAGACGGCTTTCCTCATCTCGGCCGACAGCGGATTGCGTGCTTTCATTTCCACCCCCATGAAACAAGACGCGCCGGCATGCCGGCGCGTCTTCACTCTCGATCGTGCAGGACTTAGATGCTGAAACCTTCCAGCTCGGCGCCGCCGTTGTCGTCGCCGGCATTGGCGCGCAGCAGCACACCGGTATTGATGGCGTGAATGGTTTCCTTCGCATCGTCCGGGCGACGGCCCAGCGTGGTCTCGACAGAGACGTTGCAGTAATCCTCGCCCGGCGAGAGGGTCTTCACCCGCGCCGGAATCAGAACCAGGTCGCCTTCCTTCAGCTCGCGCCCTTTGGCGTCGTGCATGGTCTTTCCTTCCATGGTTTGGAATTGCGGCCGCGCCCGCGGGTACATCCAGTGTCGCGGTCTGTGGATCTCGTCAGGCCTTAAGGGCGATGAATTCACCGGCGGTCAGTTCGCCCTGCCAGCCGCAGCCGCCGACGCTGCGCATCGCCGGCGTGATGGTCGGCTTGTCTCGGTTGCCATCGAAGGTCCAGCCGCCCGGGCCGAACACCACGGCCGAGAGTGCGCCGCAGCTGCAGGCGCAGCGCAGCGTGAGACTGATGACCTGGCCGTGGCGCTCGATGAACTGGCCGCCGCCAGCGGGCACGTTGCTGGCCAGTACATCGGCGACCGCGACGAACGGCGTTCGCGTCGTTTCGCTCATGCCGCCAGCAACCCGATACCGAGCGCGCCGGCGAGGATCTCGCCGTAGCTGGTGAAGCCGCCCTTCTCGGTCAGCGGCGTCTCCGGCAGCTGATCGCGCAGCAGCCAGGCGCCGAGATAGGCGGCCGCAATGAGAGGCCCTGCCGTCATGGTGAGCCAGCCCTCGGCATCACCGCCATGCAGCTCGATGACGCCGGCCGGTACCGAGAAAACCGAATAGCGCAGCACCATGCCGGTGAAGTTGTAGACCAGGTCACCGTCTCGGTCGGCGCAGAAAATCCAGAGCATCAGCGGCTGCAGGAAGGAGCCGTCGCCGGCGACGCGATTTTCGCCCATGATCATGTAGCTGCCATGGGCAGGAAGGAACATGGCCAGCTGCAGCGCGCCGGCGGCCGCCTGATGCCAGGGCTCGCCTCCGCCGGCAATGGCGGCCGAGATGGCCAGCAGCAGGCCGGCCGCGACATGCATCGCACGACTGGCCTGTAGGCCCCAGCCGCCCATCCAGCGACGCCAAAGGCCGCCGGCCGTGGCCATCAGGATCGCAGCACCGATCATTGTCCACCAGCCTGCGTGAGATTGCCAAGATAGTCCTGGCAGGCTTCTAGCTGGATGCGCTGCTGTTCGAGTCCGGCGCGGAGGGCGAAATAAGCCTGTCGAGCGTCGGCTGTAAGTTCTGGGGCGGCCGCATGATCCAGGCCGGCGCCGCCGGCGGCAGCGGACACTGCAGCGGCGGGACAGCGGGCTGCGACGCGCAGCCGCTTACTGCCATCAGCAACAGCACGGGAAAGAGAATCGATTTGCGCATGCGCATCTTCCAGCTCCATGGTTTTGACGACATCGATCTGATTGCGGATAAGCTCGTGGTGGGCCTGCCGCACCTGCAGGCGCCGCAGCGATTCCGAGACCGCCGCGGCATGATCGAGCCGAATGCCTGCAATCTCCTCGCCGAATCGCGCGCCCTGGTATTTCCAGGCGGCGGTGAAGCTGATCACCGCGGCCGCCAGCGCCACGATCAAATAGCCGCCGACGCCGCCGGCGGCGCCGCTGAAGAGCGAGAGGCCAAGATCGAGCAGCCGCTTCATCACCAGGCCTCCATTAGGCCGGCATCCTTGCGCCGGGCATGGCGCAGGATGGCTGGCGCATAGCCGCGCGTCTCCTGCGCGTGACGGGCGCCGGTGATCAACTGCAGACAGGCCATGATCGACTCGTAAAGCGAGGCCATGCCGCAGGCGCGCTGCGACTGCAGGATGCTGCCAAGGCCGGCATTGTAGCTGGCAAGCATCAGCTGGGCACGGTCGCGTTCAGGCCGTGGGCTAGACCACTGGCGGCGTAGCCGGGCATCGTAATAGGCGCCGGCGACGATAGCCGGCGCAATATCGGTCGGCTGCGCGGCGCCCAGCAGGAGCGCCGCCGAGATTTCGCGCCAGGTCGCCGGCATGAACTGCGCCAGGCCCATGGCACCGACCGGGCTGCGCGCCTGCGGGTTCATGCCGGATTCCTGCATCAGCTGGCCCCAGTACAGCACCCAGGGCAGCATCGGCAGGTGATCCTCGGCCGCGCGCCGGATCTGCGCGTCATACTGTGAAGGCAGCGGTAGCTGCTTGACGCTGCCTGTGCGGGGCCCCGGCTGGGCGGCTTCGGCCGGCGCGGTGATCAGCAGAGCCATCAGCACGCAGGCGCCAAGCAGTTTGCCGATCAACAGCGACACAGCGAGGATGCGCCCCGACAGGTAGATCGCGAGCGCCTTGGGGTCTTGCGACATCAGCAGCCAGGCCTTCATGAACGGGCCGTCGGTCTGCTGCTTCTTCAACCGCGCCTCGATCTTGCGGTCGAGATGGCCGAGCCACCACATGCAGGCGAAGAAGGCAATCAGGCCAAAAATGACCCGGCGCGCCGATCCACTAATGAGCAGATCGACCAGGCTGAATGTGAATGCAGCGTCTTCCATGACTTCCCCCAGAGTTGACAAACTGGTTCAGAAAAAGGCGGGCCAGCCTGCAGCCAGCCGCAGCGCCACCTGCACGGCACCCATCACCGCCGAGCAGGCCGTGACCGCGATGCCGGCGAACAGCAGGAATTGCGACAGGCTGAAGCGACCCCGCACAGGCTGAGCCTGCCGCGGAACGACAACCAGACTGGCGATGGCAACAAGAACTCCCACCAGGATGCAGATCCCGGTCAGTTGCAGCATGGTCATGGTTCGCTCCTGGAGTTAGGCCGAAGGGCCGGACTTCGGCTTGGCGTCATCAGACAGCACGCCGCGACGGACCATCGCGCGCACCACGAAATACTGCAGGCCATGCAGGCCGAGCCACCCAACGAACAGCGCGAAGGCCAGCGCCAGCGGCCAGTCCTGTGACATGTCGAATTCGGCGAAGCGGATCACCAGGCTGATGCCGGCCAAGCTCAAGATCCAGCAGGCGGCACACATCATGCCTTCGTAGATCAGCAGCGAGATCTGCCAGCGGCGCTTGCCCTCGCGCACCAGGTGACCGACCCACAACGCGCGGCCCAGCGCTGCGGCGGCAAACATCATCGCAAGCCTGGTTTCGGTCGAAGCCCACCAGCCATCCAGCTTGTCCAGCATCCTAATCCCCCGATCTGGCGAACGTCGTTCGCCGGCAGCGTTACAGATCAGGCCGGCCAGGCGGCATCGATGTCGATGGCATCGAAGGCCTCGAGGGTGTCGGCCTGCTCGATGGCATTCTTGAAATCCCAGCTCTGCGCCAGCTTGGTCATGCCGAACAGCTTCATGGCGACCAGGACGGTCTTCGCCTCACTTGCGGGTAGGTAGATCAGGTGATTGCTTTGCGTGCGGAGCCTGACTGGCGTAGAAACCTGACCAATGGACAGCAGGTCGTTGACGGCACCTTCCAGGATCATCCAGTTGGTGCGGTCCTCCAGATCGCGCGTCTGCAGGACCTGGTTGCCGGCGGCGGCTTCGGTGCCATCCTCCGCCAGGGCGGTCACGATGCCGAAATCATAAGTGAAGCCTTCGGCGCAGATCTCGGCGAACCGGGCTGCAACCGCCTGGCGCTTCAGCGGCTTCAGTACGGCGAGCACCTCGCCATCCGGGCGCGCGACGGCGGTGCGCTCAATCAGGATCTGGCCATCGACGATCTCAGGCGGATTCTCGCCGTTGACGAAACGCACCGGATCGCCATGATCACCGGTATAGACAACGGGGTAGATCTCGAGCGCGGCGCATTTCTCCGGGTCATTGACCCAGGCGCCCGGCACGTTCATCCCCTCGATACCTTCAGGCAGGCCACCAGGATAGAGCGCACCATCGGCCGCGCGGATACCGATCCATTGCAGTCCACCGCTGACTGCTACCAGGGTGCCATTCACGATCTTGCCGTACATAACGCCTCCTTAGTTCAGGCCGCAGCCTGGTAGACAAAGGGATCACCGATGGCGATGCCGACGATGCGATGGCTGCTGCCATTCTGGTCGCCGTTCGAGCTGCGCTGGCGGATACCGCCGGCGAAGACATCCATCTCGGCCGTCGAGCCGGTTACCTCACCTTGCGGACGGTTGAAGCGCACAGCCTCGTCGTAGGGATTGAAGACGGACATCTCCCGATCCCAGTAGAAGAAGTCATTTGCCGCATCGGCATTCTTCGTCGCCACCATCGCCGCATAGAGATCGAGCCAAGCGAACGGCCCGCTGGCACTGCCGTTGCCAGTATAGAGGAAGAGCTTCAGCAGCCCTTCGGTTTCGCCCAGCACCAGATAGTCATAGGTGCCCGTGGCCACAGCACTGCCGATCTGGAAACTGTTCGAGCCCACCGAGGTGATGCTGCCATCGGTGGTCTCGCCAGCCTGCACATTGAGATAGAGCAGCTTGCCGCCCGTCAGGTCAGGGTGGAAATACGGCACGTTGCCGCCGGCACGCGGGAACAGGAAAATCGCCGTCCGGCTCTTGCCGAGAGAATGCGTGACGGTCGTGGGCGTGAGATTGGTATGCGCCACACTTCCGGCCGCGGTGCCCAGCGCCGCGCTGATCTTGATGGCGCGGCCGATCCAGTTGTCCGAACCCGACATCGCCCGCGCAGCTTGCCGCGCCGAGGTTGAGTCGACGGCATATTCATTGCTGCTGTCATGGCTGAACCGCCAGGCCCAGCTTTCGCTGTTGGTGCGGTTCTTGAGGATATCGACATACCCGGTCCAGCCAGTGCGCAGCGAGGCAAGATCGGTGACGATGGTGCTCTCCTGGGCGCCCTTGCCGACCGACAGCAGCGTCGATTTCTTGGTCGACGGCTTCGTCAAGTTCTTGGTGCAGATGGTCTTGCCCGGCGTCGGGATCGTGCCGGCGAAGGGCTTTTGGCCGAAATTTCCAATCAGGTTGCAGGTAGCCGTACCCTGACCGACGAACCAGACCTCGGCACCGGCAGTAAAGGTCACGGTCGGATTGGCGCCCGTCGCAGGATTACCGTTGGTGCCGCCGCTGCTGTTGTACCATGTCGTCACGCCGCCGGAGATCTTGCCGAGCCAGGCCTTGCCGGCGGCGCGGTCGACATACCAGCAGGCCGTATCGGTGCCCCAGACCAAAACAAAGACCTGGCTGCTGTTGAACCAGAGGCCCTCGTTGCCGGCCGTGGAAAACGCAGTCATCGAATAGGACTGCGCGTCGAAGCCCGGATCGTTGGTCGGCATGACTTGATTCTTGCGGAAGGTGATGCCGAAGCCACACTGGCCAGAAGACCCATTCGACGGCGTGGCCTCGGCATAACAGGGATACAGCGGACAGGGCTGAGTGGCGATCACCTGGCTGTTTGCGCCATTGACGATGTTGAGCCCCCCCTCGCCCAGCGTGGCCGGAGAGCCGGTGTTGTTGTTCAGCAAAGTCCAGATCGGGAAAACGTTCGTGGGCGAGTCCACCCAGCGATCGGTGGTGGCCATGCTGTTCAGCGTCCAGTGATTGCCCAGACCGGAGTCGTCGTAACCCAGCGTGGTGGTGCTGGTGGCATCGCGGAACCGCAGGCGGAAACCGGTCGCACCAAAGCTGCCGGCATAGAGTTTCGGCACCGGGACGCCAGTCGACGCTTTGGTGGTCAGAAACGATTCCGGCCCCAGCGACAGGCCGTCGACAAAATAGTATTCGGCAATCGCACCGTGCAGGTAATTCCAGCCTGACAGCCAGCCGATACTGTGCGCGGCATTGGTATTCCAAGGGCCATCGGTATTCTGCGCCGGGACCGACCCGCCTTCCGTGATCATGGTCAGCGGCGTCAGGCCGCGATACATGCGAATGCGATCCGCCGCAACGGCCTGCGTCATGTCGAAACGCAGCGTCACGTAATCATACAGCTCGTTGTCACGCTGCTTGTTCGGCGCATAGGCCGAATAGGAGCCTGCCCAGTTGAAATAGAACTGGTCCAGCGCGCTGCTGCCATTGCCGATGGCGATGGCAGACGTGCTGGTACCGAGCAACACCTGATAGGAATTGCCAGTCTGGGCGCGCCGGAACCGGACGTGAAGCGTCCAGGTCTTTCGGTTACCGCCGGTGCCGAGGATGCGCGACAGGTAATGCGCCGCACCGTCGAACATCAGCGAATAGGGAATCTGGTAGCCCCGCGCGAAGCCCGCCTGATGGAGGAACATCGTCAGGCTCCGATGCCGCTGAGGCAGCCGGTCAGATACATATACGTGGCGTCGCACTCCCAGCTGGTGCGGGTGATGGCATTCGCAGCCACGTCAAGCTCTAGATTGGCAAGCCCTTTGAACACGCTGTTCCAGGCCGGCGTGTAACCACCCGTGCCGTTCTGAATAAACGTCAACGAATATTCGCCGCCATCCACCATGTTGCTGGGCGCCGACATCGTCGGCGCCGAAGACAATGTCAGGCGCGCCTTCTGCTGGGTCTGCAGGTTCCAGGCGACCGCACTGCTGACGATGGCCAGCGCCTGCGTGCCGAAATACTGCTGCTTGGTCCAGTTGTTCTGGGTGCCGAGATCCAGCTGCAGCGTGCGGTTGGCCGACAGATCGCCGCCGCCGCTCAGGCCGGTGCCGGCCGATATCGTGCGTGTCGTCGCCACCATGCCGGTCGAATTGACCGCCAGGATGCCAGTGGTCGGGTTATAGGTCGCCAGCAACGCATCGAGCGAGCCATCGCCGGCATTGCCGGAGAGGTAGACCTGCCAGATGGTGCTGCTGACCTCCTTGATCCACAGCAGCCCGGGCACGGCATAGGCCGGCCGTGCAGCGCCGCGATGGCTGGTCTGCAGCGCATCGCGCCACTGCTGCAGCTGGTCGGCCAGATCCTCGCCGTTGGTCTCGATGGTGACGGTATGCGTTGACTGCGACATGCCTGCTCCTCAATGCGCGTGGCCGTAGCCCTTGGCGTGGTAGTCGAAACTGCGTGAAACCGGCGCGCCGCCATTGGTGAAGGCGATGTTGAATCCGGTCCGGGTGTGGCTGCTGATGGTGTAGCGGTCGCCTTCCTGCATGCCCTGCAGCCCGAAGGTGAGCGATGGCCGAGCGCGGAAGGGCGGATCGAAGTCAACGCGCACACCAGGCGGTGCGCACGGCACGTCGTAGTCGTCGACCAGGCGGTCGGGCATATCCACCTGAATCACCAGTTCATCGACCACCGGCGTCACCTGGGGGTCGTAGCTGAACAGCACGGTGCGAAACTTGAAGGCGCAGGCGGTATAGTCGCCGACCACGAAGGGCGCCCATGTCGACCAGGTCCGGCCAGGACCGGCCGCATCCTGGGTGGTGGCGACCAGCAGCTGCAGGTCCCAGCTGCCAGGATCGGCGCCGCCAAGGGTCTCGACATCGCCCAGCCTGGTCCACAGTCCTATGCGGTTGCCATAGTTGACGCCGAGCGCATGAATCGTCGCGGTCAGACGGCTGGTGTAGACCGCATCGAGCTCGACGACTTCGTCAAAGTCGAAGCTGCCCTGCGGGCGAACGCCGTTCGTCCCGGCACCGAGCGCGATCACATCGCCGAGCCGGGCCCAGTCGCCCACCGTGTCGGCCGAACCCAGACGCAGCGCGCCATCGTGCTTGGCGGTCCCGTCCCGGGTGCCAGTCCAGTCAGGCGAGCCCTCGACAAGCTCGACGGCATTCAAGCCCTCGACGCCATCGATGGTCGAGACGATCACGGCCGCGACCAGGCTTTCGACGCCGGCGGTGTTGACCGCCTTGATCAGATACGAGCCCTTCATCGCCGGCAGCTGGAAGCTTGTCACCGCAATGTTGTCGAGCAGCGTAACCGCGCTGCCCCATTTCGGCTCATCGGTCTCGGGCGTGAACTTGATCCAGAAATGACTGAACTGCGGCGCCAGGATCGGGTTGACCGTGATATTGGCGATGGGTCCGATCACAGAGATCCGCGCGCCGGACACATCCTCGGTCGGCTTGCGGTCTGCTTTCAGCTCGACATCGGCGACCGTGACATAATTCGACGGCCGCCCCTGGGCATCCAGCGCGCGTGACTGGAAGCTCCAGAGGCCGAATTCGGTGCCGTCGATATCCATAGACAGCGTGCTGCCGGTGGCGAGAGTCACGAAGTCCGGACTGGTCGGCCGCTTGACGCGGAATTCGTAGTACCGCGCGCGCGGATCGGGCGAGGCCTGGATCGAAATGGTGACGGCGCTGCGCACAACAGCGCCCTGGCGATAGGTATATTCGTTCCAGGTCAGGTTCGAGGGCGGCTGCAAGCGGCCCTGCGGCAGGGTCGAACTCGCCGGGGCGGCCAGACGCAGGTTCTGCTCGACGCGCTCATACTTGCCCGGACTATGCTGTAGCGCGGTGATCTCGAAGACGTGGCGCTCGATCTCGACATTGGCCAGCACGCGACAAAGCCAGGGCTGCACGTCGCCGGCAAGAATCCAGACCGAGAAGGCTTTCGGCACCAGCGGCAGCGGATTGGTCCAGGTCAGCACCGTTTCGCCGGCCGATGCCGCATTGGTCAGGATGCGCTCCTCGATGCGGCCGTCCGGCAGGGTGGCCAGCAGGATGTATTCGATGCCGGCATGGATCTCGACCGCCGCATCGACAGTCAGACTGGTGCTGGTCGCCGCCTTGGCACGGCCGCCCATACGCTTGCGGGCCCGCGCCGGATCGGCCACGGCGATGACGTCGCCCGGGCGGACTTCTGCATGATCGAAGCCGGCGCGGTAGGTCACCGTCTTGGTCTCGTTCAGGTTGGTGTCGATGATCCAGCGGCCCATGCGGCGGGCCTGGCCGCGACTGGTACACCAGGGCGCCACCACATTGGTCACGCGCCGGCCGAAGCGGCGGATCGCATCATCGTCCTGCACCACCTCAATGCTGGGACGGTAGCGGTCAGCCGGATCGGTAAAGCTGACATTGACGACGGTGAAGCGGGTCTTGAGCGCCGTGCCCTGGTAGGTAAACAATCCGCCGACGGCATTGGCCTGGGTCACCAGCTTGGACGGCCGCGACGGTGCATCCTGCACGGCGGTCACGCCGCTGGAAGACCAGTAGACCATGCCGCGGAAAACCGAGGCCAAGGCCTGGACTACGCGGAACGCTTCTTCCTGGGTACTGATGACACCGTTAAAGGTGAAGCGCGGCTCCATGCCACCGAGGCCATCAGGCACCGGCTCGTCGCAGTAGCGGCCGATCTCGTAGAGCACCCATTTGTCGGCTTCTGTATCGCCGAGGAATTCACCAAGACCCCAGCGGTCGTTGGTGACCAGCTCGTAGAAAACCCAGGCCGGATTGTTGTGCCAGACGAACTGGAAGGTGCCGTCCCAGAACCCGTCATAGTCGCGGGTTTCCGGGTCGCGGTTGGACGGCACCCGGCCCTTCAGCAGCTTCATCAGATAGCCGCGCGCCGGCACGTTGGCACCGAACAGCTGGGCATCGACGGCAACACCGCACAAAGCCGAGTCCGGATAGATCAGCCGGTGATCGACAATGCCAGTATAGCCGGCCAGATAGGTCTTGTTCTGCAGCGCCGCACTTTCGGAATCCGGCGTCAGCCTGGTGACGCGGTAATTCCACGGGCCGGTGCCGGTCAGCGGGATCAGGTACGCGCGCTCGTAGGGCGATGTGGTCTTGCCCGATATGGTGTCTTCCTTGACCACTTCGTAGCCGCCGCCGCTGGGCTGAAGCTCGACCTTCAAGCTGACCGATGTCGGATTAAGATCGCCGGTGGACGCGCTCTGCGACACCAGAGACGACACGCGCACCTTCAGACGGATGGCATCGAGGTTCGTATCGGTGATCGTGCGCACGATGGGTGCCGCCGCGGTAATCTCGACGCCCTCGCCTTTATCGGCTTCGCCGGCAGGGAAACCGGTCAGCGGCGCCTGGTCTGGCAGGCCCGGGCGGAACTCAACGGTGATGCCCTCGAAGTTGAAAGTGCCATCGGGGTTCTGCAGCACGGTATCGTCGAAATAGATCGCCTTGCCGTATTCCTCCGGCGGCAGGACCTCATGTGTTTCCGGATGCACCAGGCCGACAATCTCGCCCTCACAGATGACATCGAGTACGCGCGCGATGTTCTTGGAGCGCAGCGTGTTCGGCGCTTCGACGGCGACGCGCTGGCTGGCGCCGCCACCGCCGCCGCCCTTGCCGCCGCCACCGCCACCGGCGCCGCGGATCGACAGCAGGTTGCGTTCACGCACCTGGCGCAAGCTCAGATATCCTCGACGGCGATACCGCCGGAGCCGACCACTGAGCCGACCAGGGCGATGCCGAAGCCGACAGGAACCGGATGGCCCTGTTCGGCAACATTGACCACGCCGCTGTTGATCAGGAAGCTGGCGCGCTGGTCGGCCGGCTCGAATGACGAATAGCTCGGCGCTTTCGGCGTACCGGCCAGGAAGCTGGCGGCACCGTTCAGCACCATGCCGGCGCCAAGCATGGCGATGTTGCCGTAGGTGACAGTGGCGCCGAAAGCGGTGAAAGCCGTGGCGCCGAGGCCGGACGCAGCCGCAACACCGGTTCCCATGGTCGCCGCCGCCTCACCGGCAGCCAGAGTCGGCGCTGCAACGGCGGCACCGCCGGCGGTAAGGAAGACGGCCGCGATCAGGATCGCACCCATGATGATTTTACCGAAACCGCCGCGGCCAGCGCCGCGAAGAGCCGGCACGATATGCAGCTCACGCTCATTGCCGAGACGGAAATCGAGGCCGGCCAGGTCGAAGGCCAGACCCGTGTCAGGCTGGCCGCGCACCAGGCGGAATGCCCCATGGCTCATCGCTTGGCGGAAGCCAGGCAATTGCACGGCCAACGCCCGCACCGCTTCGCGCGGCGTGGCCACGTCGAGGCTGAACGGCCCGCCGAAGGCCGACAGCCGGCCATGCAGATGGATGGCGCGCATCTCAGCGAACTCCCTCTGTATGGCCCGTATACCGCAGCCAGTGGGTGACGAAGCGGGCCCAGCCGCCGAGCGGCTCGACGCGCGAGAGGCGGAACTGCAGATGATGGAAAATCAGCCCGCGCTCGAGCAGCACGCCGCCATGGTTGGGCACCGGACTGCGCACTTGCGCGAGGAAGACGTCACCCGGCCGCGGCTGCGACACGCGCTCGTAGCCAGCCGCCGCAAAGAAAGAGCGGTAGAGATCCTTGCCCTCGCTCCACCACTCGCCGCCACGAACGAAATTCGGCAGGGTGAAGACGTCTGCGAAGGGCCAACCGATCAAACCCTGTCGGGTCAACTCGGCCGCGCCGAGGCGGCCGCAGTCGCGGATGCCGTTATAGCAATCCGCCACGCCATGACGGAATTCACGGCCCTGCAGCGCCGGGATCGTCAGGCTGTCACCCCAGAGGAAGGGCACGCTGGAATAGGCACCGTCGGTCAGCACGATACCCCAGGGCAGCGCGCTGTCGATCTGGCCCTGCATGTCGGCTTCCGACGGCCAATCCCGCGCCGGCGCCGGCGGCGTCGCCTGCGGCCGGTGCGGATGGCTGTGCATCACGGCCAGGATACGCCCCTCATAGCGCAACCAGTGTTCCGCCGCGATCTCGAATTCACGTTCCGGGTCGGCGTTGATGTTGCGGCAGGGCAGATACTCCTGCCCGCCGGCATCGCCGCGCAGCACCAGGCCGCAGGCCTCGCGCGGATACTCGGCTATCGCATGCGCCTGGATGGCGCCGATGACATCGGGCGTCAGCATGGTCGACCTCGGATTGGGCGGCGAACGACGTTCGCCTGGTCAGGCGCGGGACTTGGCCATCAGCGGAAACCCGCGATAGGGCAACGCGGCATTGCCATAGCGCAGCTTGCAGTCGTCGAGCGTCTTGCCGCAGGCGTCCAGCTCGGCCGTTGTGGCAGATCCGTCCATGGCGAAAGCGCCGCCGCCGGCATAGGGACAGGTCGCCTTGGCATAGTCGTAGGACCCTTCACGAAAAATCCGGTAGCGGTAGTCACAGAGATCGCGCACCATCTGCCGCGCCGGCAGCATGCGACCTTCCTGGTCCATGGCGGCCGAGAGCTCGAACTCCATGAAATACTTGTTCTGCCCAACCAGGCGCTCGACGAAGAAAACATCGAGCGGGTAATGCGCGGTGTCGTCGGCTTCCGGCTGGCCATCGAGGAATCGCTTGTGAGTGCGGATGCGCGTGACCTTCAGGCCGATCAGATCGTCATGCTGTTCGGCCAGTTCGGTCAGGGCGCCGCCGGTATTGCCGATCTTGAAACGCGGCGTTGGCAGCGTGCCCTGCCCGCTCCACTGCCAGCCTTCGGTGTGGATCTCGACCGGTACATAGGGATTGCCGCCCCAGCGCACCACGTCACGCGCAAAGGCCGAGGTGGTATAGCGCAGGATGCCTTCACCCAGCGCGGTGGCGTCGATCTCGTAGAGCTCGATCTCGGCATCGAGCGCGGCAAGCTGGGCGTGTTCGGTGATCTTTGGCGATTGGCGGAAATCAACCGCGGCCGAGACATCAATCACCAACAGGGCTTCGAGTGCCAGGACAGCCATCAGCGCACCCGGATCTCGAAGGCACCGGCGTCGAAGCGGCAGATGTCGCCGGCACCGACCGTGCGGTAGGTGCCCAGCGGGCCGGCGACCAGCATGTTGCCGTCGGTAGCTGAATCCCACAGCGCGAGATACTTGACCGTCCCCCAGTCCGCACCGGCTTCGGGGAATTCGATGGCCTCGGCATTCAGCGCGATGCCGGCGACGGCATCGCTGAACTGAACACCCAGGCTGACACGGGCATAGCCGTCTGCATCGACTTCGGTGGCCTCGAGGCCTTCTTCAGTCGGGTCCTCGATATGCAGCGCGGCATAGACTGTGCCAAGCGACGGCAGATCCTCGCCTCGCAGCAGGTGGTTGAGGATGGCATTCTGCAGGTAGGTCGACGCGGCGCTCATCGTATCGTCCCTATCACAGGCTGAAGTCTTCTTCGAAGCTGGCCGACAAGTTTGCCTTGCCGCCAACCAGCGAAACCCGCGACCAGGTCTTGCAGATCCATTGCGAGTAATCGGCGTCGCCCGGCTTCAGCCACAGGAACGGGATCGCGCCAAGCTGGCCGCGCAGGAATGCCTCGATCAGATCGGCATTCTGGTCGCTGAGGCGCGGCCATTGCGGCTTGGCGCTGCGGACCAGGTTATTCAGGCCGTCCGGCGCGCGCTGCTTGAAGCCCTCGCCGAATTCATTCTCGAGCACGCGCGCAGCTGTTTCGACCTGCAGCGGCTCGCTGGGGGATACGGGCGAATCGAAGATCAGTAACGCCATGACGGTCAGACATATCCCGGCTTGAGCAGGCCGCCGGGCCGCTGCTGCTCACGGATGGTCTGCAGCACCATGTCGTTCACATAGCGGCCGATATCCTTGCCGAACTGCTTGCCGTCGGCGCGGCCCTGGCCGTTGCCACCGGCGGCGCCCTGCACGGTGACGTTGGTCTGCACAGTCAGGCTGGTGTTCGACGCGGCGGCCTGCTGGCCGGCCTGGTTGGCGGCCCGGCGCTGGTTGTAGACATGACGTGGATCGTCAGGCGTCAGCACTTCCTCATCGCGCCGAATCACGGCCGGCATTTCATCGGGCCGGAGATACGGCGCCGCCGGATTGCGGCCGGAATGGAATTTCGGCGCGGCGATATACCAGGCCGGATCGACGGCACGCTGCATGCCGCCGCCAGCGCCGGCACTCTTGCCAGAGTGGAACAGGTTGCCGATCCAATTGGTCACGCTGCCGAAATCGAAATTGCTCATTGCCTTGGTGCCGATAGCCTCCAGCGGCTTGGTCGCGCCCAGGCGCAACCCAATACGTGCCAGATCCTGCAGCAGGCCCTGTGCGGCAGCCCTGGCACCCTGCCCTTTGATAACGGCATCTTCAAAGGCCGTGCCGATGGCGCTGGCGGCATCGCGCGCCGCCGCCTTCTGGTCGCGGTACTTGTCGGTCAGGTCCTGGATATTTTCACGCTGCTTGCCAAGGATGTCGGCCTGGCGTTGCGCTGCGGCGATTTCTTCCGGGCTGGTCAGTGGCGTGCCGTTCTCACGGTACTTGGCCAGGATTTCGAGCAGCGCCTTGCGCGTCTCGTATTCGGTGTTGCCCTTCTGCAGGCCTTCGATCAGGAATTCGTTGTCGCGCGCCTCGCGCTTGTAGGCCTCGCCGATGGCATTGTAGCTCTCGACGATCTTCTGACCACGCTCCTGTGCCTGGCGGCGGGTCTCTTCCTCGCGCTGGGCCTGCTGGGCGGCGGCTTCCGAGGCCTGACGTGAAATATCGCGAGCCCGGGCCTCGCGGTATTTCGCTTCGGCCAGATCCTGTGCGTCCTTGGTTTCCTTGGCACTGAGCGGCAGGCCGCGCTCGCGGGCAGCCTGTTCGGCACGCTGCAGGCCTTCGAGCCGCGCGCGCTCGGCGCCAGACAGCGCTAGCGCCTGCGTCTCTTCCTTCATCAGCCGCAGCTGCTTGGCCACCGGGTCTTCCAGTGCCTTCAGCTGGAAATTCACCCTTGCGAGCGCGGCCGCGTATTCACCGGTCGGGTCGTTGCTGTCGCGGATCGCCTGGTTGAGGAGCGTCTGCTGCTGGGTCAGTTCCCGGGTGCGCTGCGCCACCGGGTCGAGCCCGCGCGCCAGTTCGCTGGCCTGACTGAGCCGCTGGTTGCGCTCGGCCGCCTCGCCGCGGCCGGTATCGTTGCCCCGCGCCTGGCCGCTGCGACGACGCATTTCGCTGTCGAGCAGTTCCTGCTGGCGCAGTTGGGCCTGCAGGCGCTGTAGCGCTTCGGTGTCGGGCTGCTGCCCCAGCGCTGAGCGCGCCGAATTGCGCGCCTGCAGTTCCTCGATGCGCCGGCGCGTATCGGCATAGGGATCAGCGGCGGCCGCGGCTGCGTTCTTATCGAGCTCGCGCATGAGCAGCGCGCCCGGCGGCCGCAGCAGGCCCTTGGCCAGCCAGTCGACCACGCCACGGTACCGGCTGACCTGCTCCAGGGTCTGGAGCATGTCGCTCCATTCCTTGCGCAGCTGCTTGGTGGCGCCAATCGCGGTATCGGTCTCGGCCGCGCCGGCACCGCCGATGCGCCGGCGCAGGGCATCAAGGCCCGCCTCGGCCGCCTTGGCACGATCACCGCTGCGGTCGAGCTCCTCGATGGTGCGCTTGAGCTCGGGCGTCAGGAAGGCGACGGCCTTGTTGAGCGCCGTGGCACCCTCGACCGGGTCCTGGAAGAACTTGCCAAGCGCGACAGCATTGCCGCGCAGGTCGCCGAAGCCCGAGGCGGTCAGATCCTGAGCGGCCTTCAGCACCAGCTCGAAATTCTTGCGGCCGATGCCGCCGAACATCGCCAGGGCCTGCGCCGCCTCTAGTGCCTGCTCCTTGGTGGCCAGCGTGCCCTCGGAGAGCCGCTGCGACATCGCGGCAATCTCGGTACCGCTGAGGCCAGCCTGCCGCCCGGTGGCTGCCAGCGCCGCTTCCAGGCGCTTGAGCCGCAATTCTTCCTCGGCGGCCGCCTTGGTGCCGGCGATGATGGCCGTGCCAACCGCGGCGATGGTGGCCGCGACGCCGATGCCGACCGGGCCCAGCGCCGACAGTGCCGAGCCCAGCACCGGGATACGCGATGCCAGGCCGGCGACCTCGCCGCCGATATCCTTGGACGCCGCCGACAGCGCCTGCAGGCTGCTCGATGTCGGTCCACTGGCGGCGGCCAGCTTGTCCAACGCGGCCTTGCCGTCGGTGCCGATGCCGACCAGTTCGGCCTTGACCTTGCCGCCGTCGAGCAGCGACAGGCGGATGGAAAGCTGCTTTTCATCCGACATGGCAGCCTCCTAATCCGGGGGTCTATTTTTCAGTGGCGGATTGGTCGTCGTCGGGCTGGGCCAGATAGGCGGCGGCGATGCCCTCGCCGATGCCATCGATCAGCTCGAGTGCGACCTCGGCCGGCATCAGCGCCAGCAGCAGCGCCATCGAAGCGGCGGCGTCGATGCCGTAGGCCCGGCCGCGATCATCGCGGCGCACCAGATCCAGTTCGCAGATCTTCCAGGCCGCCCGCCCTTCGACGGTGCGGGGCAGGTTCAGCCGGCCGGGGCACTCGGCGCAGCGGCTGGGGCAGCCCCGGCAGTAGTCAGGTCCGCCGCCCCAGAACCATTCAGCGCGGACCCGGAGCCTTTTTTTTCCGACTGCAGCTCCGCCATGCCCTTGGTATAGGCGAGCAGGAAATCGGACGGCATGCCGTAGACCGACATCGCCGCCTCGATATTGTCGGGTGTGATCGGTGCCTTGGCGTTGTCCTCGCCGACGAGGATACCCTCCCAGTCGAGCAGCGCATGGCGCGCCATTACCTTGGCATAGACATATTCGCCCAATGCCGTGCGGGCCTCGGGCGTCTCGATGTCCATGGCGTCGGGCTTGAGCGCATCGGCTTGCTTAGCAGCCCGGTAGGCTTCGCCCATACGTGTTGCTTCGGCATAGGATTCTTCGCGCACCACCCCGTCGACCAGGGCAGTCAGGGGTTTCACGTGAAACCGGATACCCGACCGCAGGGTGATCCAGAACGGGGCGACTGGCAGATCGAGACGGATGGCCATTTCGGCTCCTTATCGTTGACGGATTTGGCGAGCGATTAATCGTAATTGGCGACGTCGTTGCGCAGCTCGACCTGCAGCATCGGAGAGGAAACGCCACGCGAAGCACGGATGGCGAAGCTGGTCTGGATGCCGCCCGGGCCGCTGATCGGCTTGCGCGGCAACGGCAGCTTGGTGTTCGGCGTCGACCAGGTCATGCGTTCCTGGTCGCTGATCCTGAAGCCGAACTTCCAGCCGCGGGTGTCGAAATTCTTGGCCGCATCGAAATTGTCGCGGGTGGAGAAGCGGGTTTCGGCGGTGAGCGAGAGCGTCGCCTTGCCTTCGTCGATACCGCTGTTCTTGCCGTCCGACCGGAGACCCGGAATGACTTCCGTGTTGTTGGAGTAGGTCGCCTGGAAACCGGTCAGGTCGGCCACCACAACGTCATTCTCGTCGGTCACCTGGCCATTGGCCTGGGCGAACCGCCGGAACACCAGGGCGGTCGGATCGTCCTCGCCGGTCTGGCTGGCCGAGAACGGCCCTTCTTCACCGCGCGCCATCAGCTGGATATCGAGGCGGGTCAGGCCGTCGCGCTGCTGGCGGAATGCCAGCGAGCCGACCTTGTTGGCAACGGTAACGAAGTAGCTCGGATCGGCCGCATCGGGATGACCCTGCTGCAGGGCGAAAGGCGGCAGGCCTGCCGGCAGGGTCGCCTGGGTGACAGTGCCGTTGCTGTCCGGCGAGACAGACGCCACCAGTGCCAGAGCATTGACCAGAGAGGCCGCATCCATCTGCACGATCAGCGCATCGGCCGTGTGGCCATAGGTCGCCTTGGCAATCGCGGCATCGACCGAGGCGTTGAGGTTCTCGGCCAGGGCGGCGAGCGTTGCCTGCACGGTGGCGCCGATCTTGGTCTGGGCCGCCGACGGCGTGCCGCTGACGAAGGTCCAGGTGGTGCCGCCGATGGTGAGGGTGCTGTTGTTGGTCGGCAGCGCATCGAAGGCGATCTTGCCGCGCATGCGCGGGCCGCCCGAGAAGTACAGATGCTGCCAGCTGCCGCCGGTCAACAGCGCGCCAGAGCGGGTCGCCTTGCTGTCCGGGCTGGTGCTGCCGGCGCCGAGCGTATAGCCGTTGCCGCCGCCCCAGATCTTGTGCGCGATCAGCAGCTCGGTGGCGGTGGCGACATAGGTGGCATCGTCGGTGTTGCCGTCGGCCGAGGCATTCAGCGCCGTGGCCAGCGCAGTGAGCGTGGCGGCCAGGTTGGCGCCGATCTCGACCTCGTTGCCGGTGGCACCGGAGGTGACGAAAGTCCACACCGTGCCATTCAGCCCGATGCTGCTGCCATTGGCCGGCTGACCGGCGAAGGTGTATTTACCGCTGGCGCGGATCTGGCGCGACACCGGCTCGCCCAGCGCAGCCTTCAGCCACAGGCCGCTGTAGCGCAGGTCGCAGGGCACGGCGATCCGGCCGGCGGCATCGATGGGGCCCTGGCTCGGTTCGGTATCGTCGCGGCCCTGGCCGAGCAGATCGCTGTCGATCAGCGGCTGTTCGGCGCCGTGATCGAGCTCGGCGAAGGGCACCTCGTACCAGCCGGTGGTGGGAATCACCAGCTCGTCGGACTGGAACGCCATATGCGCGGTGGCAAAGGCACCTTTTGCACGCTGGGCCATGACTGTCTCCTGCGATTGTCAGTGGAAGAAAAACTTAAAACGCCGCGGTCAGCCCGCGGCGTTGGTGGTGGTGTACTCGATGCGAACCTGCAGCGAGAGGAAACGGAACGGCGTGCCGCGGGTCTTCTTGTCTGGATCGATCGGCACATCGTCGCTGCGGTCGGGCGGCATCAACTGGATGAAGTCGGCCAGCCCCCCCAGGGTGCGGTCGGCCTCGAGCATGGCCTCGACAGCGAGGATGTAAGCATCGGCCTTGAGACGACGGACGGCTTCGTCTTCATGCTCGATGGCGAATTCGAGCTCGGCGCGGTGCTCGAAGACAAACTGAGTCTTGCCGGCGCCAAGCAGGTAGGTTTCGATGGGATCGCCCTTGCCATCGAACAGACACGCCTTGCCATCCTCGGGCGGCTTCTTGGCACTGGTCGGATTTCGCTCCTTGGCACCGACGCCGGCCGGCACCGGCAGCAGCTCGAACAGCGCGGCCAGGCATTCCTCGCAGCGTGTAACCATCGCCGGCCCCTTCCCTGCTTCCAGACTCAGCTCTTCTGGCTGCGCCAGGCTTCGGCCAGCCGCGACGGCAACTCGGCCTGGCGCTTGCGCGCGGCACCCATGAAATCGAGCACCTTGCGCAGCTTGACCTGCGGCAGCAGCAGGAACATCGGCACGGCACGTTCGGGCGCAGCGCCGCCGCCGTCCATCTGGATGCCATTCAGGATATTCTCGGTGCGGCGCACGCGGCCGCTGCCGACCAGCTTGACGCCGGCGGCATAGGCCTGGCGGCGCACCACGCCCTTGACCTTGCGGGCGGCTTCCGCGACGCGCACGAACCAGAGCAGCCCCTTGCTGGCGCCGGACTTGAACGGCCGCACGAAGGTCCAGTCCTTCAGCCCGACCATCTGCTGCGGCGTCAGGATCATCTCGCGCATGCCGCGGAAACCGCGCTTGTGATTGAATCCGGTCGGGATGGCCAGGTAGCGGCCGCCGCCTTTGGCCGAAATCATGCTGCCGTCATTGTGGCCGCGCATGATCATCGGCGCCCGGGTGAAGACGAAGGCCGTTCCACGCAGAGAAGGCCCGTTGGGATACATGCGTAGGCGCCAGCTGTTGGCCAGCGACTTCTCATAACCCGTGGCGCGCCACTGGCCACGCATGTCCTCGACCAGGGCACCGCCGGTGTCACGCAGGGCCTTGTACGAGGCCTGCTCGGCCGCGCGGAGCGCGGCCTTCATCATCTTGTCGAGATCACCGAATATGGCAGCCTTAAGCCGGGGCATGGGTCAGGCCACTTCCTCGATGCCGACCCACCATTCGTAGTGGCCATCGTCACGGCGGCCATCTTCGGAGGCCTTAAGAATTTTACCGGTCGGTTGCTCAGCGGCATTCAGCAGCTCGAAGGTGTCATCCTGCTTGAGTTCGACGACCTGGCTGCAGCGGACAAAGATGCCGTCGGTCTCGATGCGAAAGTCCTGGCCGCGATAGCTGACCTGGCTGTCCGGATTGAGCCGACGGATGGTGACCGGCTCACCGGCACCCGCCCCGCCGGCACGGTACAGGGCACGCTTGAAGAAGCCCTCCTCGGCATGCACATCGTCGGCCAGTTCGGCAAAGGGATCTGACATGACTGCACCCCTTGGCAAAATCGGCGAGGATCAGGAATATCAGCGAACGTCGTTCGCCTCGTCGGAAAGTAACGGGCGCCGGATCTGACCGGCGCCCGCCTTTGGTCTGGGGAGACCAGGCTTAGGACTTGGTCAGCTCGCGCAGTGCGCGCGGACGGGCACAGAAGGTCACCGCGTTGCTTTGCGCTTCCATGGTGATCTGGCGACTGGTCTGCCGTTCGGACGGCATGAAGGCAAAGACCGGAAGGCCCTTGACGTTCGTCCAGTTCAAGATATCCGGCGACCCGAACTGCATCTGGAACAGGCCCGGCACACCGATGGGCAGAAGCCGCGCCTTATCGGTGTGAATTCCGACAGCGCCGTCATCGGTGCCACGGTAATTGACCCACCAGATGCCGCCGTACTTGACCGAAGAATAGGCCTGGTTGTTCTCGAACACATCCGGGTCGCGGCCGGTATCGCGCGTCTTGCGGGCGGCGACCACTTCCTTGTTGCTGTAAACCTGGTCGAAGTAGTTATCGCCGCAGAGAGCAATCGGCAACATGGTAGTAAGCGGCATACCCTTCAGTTCTTTGACCATGGTGCGCTTCAATGCAGCGCACTGGGCCTCGAAGGTGCCGGCATCGGCGGTCAACGCGGCAAAATTGGTGTTGTGAGCTGCCACCGCTGAAATGCCGAAGAAGGTGTACCAGTTGAAGAGTTCACTGGCGTCTTTGTCCAGGACGATGCCCATGATTGCACCGAGGCGATGATATTCCTGGGTGAGCTCGATCTGCGCGCGCGCGCCGAACGGACCTTCCATGCGTTCATTGATCAGGGCTTCCGGCGTCTGCAACGCAGCCAGCTCGGGCGCAAGATCAGGGCCAGAACTAGCCAGGATACCCGTCACCTCGTCGGCATAGACATGCTTTTCGATGGCAATGCGAGCAGAACTCACATCGCGCAGGGTGCGCTTGGCATTGCCCGACTGGGTCGGTGCTGTGCCACGCTCCGACGTCTGGATGATCGACAACGAGCCGTTGTTTTCCTCGATACCAAGGGTCTTACCCCGGAAACCGTCATAGGAGAACAGCCCCGGGATGCTGCCGAGGAAATTCGGTCGATAGGTGACATTGTTGAGGCGGGTGGTCAGCGTCATCACGCTGAAGCCCGGCCCGGTAATCATATTGGGAAGTTCCATGAAACCCTCCTTCGGGTTCTCAGATTGCGGGGTGGGAGTTTTGAGCGGGGCCTTTGGGCCCCGCTTAATCAGTTACGGATGATGATGCCGGTATTCGTCTCGAGCAGGACCGCCGCCGCCGCCTTGGCATTCGCGTCAGCGCCGGAGAACCAAGTGAGGACATGGCCGTTGACTTCGGCATCGCGGGTGATGCCAGCGCCGAGCTTGTCAGCAGAGGTGGCATCGACGGCGCCGAGCAGAATCGCCGCCGGAACCTCCGAACCATCGGTGTTTGCCGGGTTATATTCCTTGAACTTGCCGGAACCGGCTGCGACCGTGATGGTGAACTGATCGCCGGAAGCAAAGTTGTTGCCACCGTCTGCCAGGGTGAAACTGAGGCCGCCCTGGTTGAAGAGAACGGCAACCGTACCGGCGCCTACTGTGACACCGTCGGGGTCTTCCAACATGAACGCACCGGCGTCTGTCGCCGGCTCGATGATGGTCAGCTTGTAGGCACCCGGCTTGGCACCGGCTCCCACAGTGATGGCACCCATGACGCCGTTGCCGGCATTGCCGACCTTGGCAAGGGCCGTTGCACCGGCCTTGGTGATCTTGCCCAGCACATGACCCGCCGCAAAGGACGTACCAGTCAGCAGAGTGATGGCGCTGCGGGAACGATAGCCGTTCGCCTCAGAGACCAGGAATTCGCCCGTCGCCGGACCTTCGGTGATGCTACCCATGTCAGTCAGCCTCCTTGGCTATCGTTTGGGATGGGTGGTGGTCGGACCTTCGCCCGAGGTTGGATTACTTCTTCTCCGGATGATTCATACGCTGGAAGATGCCGGACACATCCAGGGCGACACCGGCCTGCGGCTTCGGAAGGACACCGGCCGCATGGACCGAACTGATCTCGGTGCCCGCACCAGCAGCCTGCAGCTGCACAAGCTGCTGGCGCACCGTTTCAGGCGTCGCGCCGGACTGGATATACTCGGCCGCCTTGTTGGCGTGGCCAGCGATGAAACAGAGCTGCGCGATCTCTGCAGCCGGATTTTGCGCAACCACCGCCGCCGGCGCAGCAGGCGCTGCGGCAACAGGTGCCGCCGGCTCCACAACCGCGACCGGCGCAGCAGGCGCGACCGGGGCGGCGGCGACCGGTGCCGGCGGCGCCGAGGTGATCACCGGCTGCGGGGCAGGCTGGAGCGCCTGCGGAGCGGAAGAATTCAGCAGCTGGGCAGCCGCTGCAGGGGTAATCGCACTCTGGGTGACGGGCTGCATAGCGCCCTCCTCTGTCTATGGATGCCGCCGCCACGGCTCGAACACAGAAAGTCCCGGGCGCCTTAGCGGCGACACCCACGAAACCGATAAAAGTATTGGAGTCTTAGAACTGCGAGATGGCGTCCAGCACCTGGCTGAAGCTGCCGATGCCATCGGCCAGGCCGAGGCGGACCGCCTCTTCACCCAGAAACCAGTCGGCTTTGAGACCGGCGACATGCTCCATCGTCAATTGCGGCCGGCCGGCTACAACGGCCTGTTGAAAACGCAGATTGGTCTGGGCGATATCGGCCTGCAGCTTTTCGAGCAGGCGTGCACTGGCGCCGAGATGGGGATTGCCGTCGATCTTGTAGTCGCCGGAATAGATGAAGGTCCATTTCAGGCCGAGCTTCTTGTCATACTCGGTCTGATCCAGCACCACGCAGTAGCTGCCAATCGAGCCAAGGTAACCGCCCTTTGGAACGAACAACCGGCTGCAGCCTGACAGCAACAGATAGCCAGCACTGAGCGCCATTTCGTCGGAGACGCCCCATACGGGTTTAACGCTGTTGGTAATGCGGATTTCCTCGGCCAGCTCGTAAGCAGAGTCCGAAGCCTCTCCACCAGGCGTATCACCGTCGACCAGGATGCGACGGACGCCCTTGTCTACGCGCGCTTCCTTCACGTAGGTCAGTAGATCCTGGTAAGACGTCATGCCACTCGGTGCCGATGCCGTGGCGGCCGCGTGGACCAGCGTACCTTCGACAGGGATCACGGCAATGCCGCGGTCGGTCACAGCATATTCGCGCTTGTCGCGGCGCGCGCCCGGCACGTTCGGGAAAGGCGACGGCCGCAGGTCATCGTCCCAGGCCTGATGCTTTGGCGGTACCAGGCCGAGTTGAGGCGCCAGCCCTGCCAGGATGGCGTGCATTTTCCAGTCGGCAATCAGCAATGGTCGATTGAAGATGCGGCCCATCACATGGGGATAGTCCCTCATCGGGCATCCTCCTCGCTGTCGTCTTCATCATCGGGGCCGGAATCGTCTTCGGACTCGTCATCGTCCAGCTTAGGGCCACCGTTATGGCCCATGCCGGTTGACGATGATTGCTGCCCAGACCCTGCTTCCGGCCGGCGGCCATCGCTGTCATAAGACACGCCGAGTTTATCCGTCCGCTTGATCTCGGCAGCGATGGCCGTATCGATCTCTTCAGCAGAATACCCGTATCCGGCGACGGCCTGTTCGCGGCTCATCAGGCCGGAGCGGATCGCCTTGACGATGGCACGGATTTCCTTTTCCGGATCGACCCACTGCCAGCCCTGTGGCCGCCATTCGACGAACTCGTAGAGATGCCGTTCACGCTCGAAGTCGAGCGCCGATATTTCCAGGGCGCCGGAGATAAGGGCAGACCGCAGCCAACGATTCCAGACCGGACGGCAAAACTGGAAAATGAAGACGCTGTGCTGCCATTGTTCGATGGCGCGTCGGAATTCCAGCAGGCCGGCGCGGATCGAGGAATAGTTGACGCCGGTAAGATCACCGGTCAGCTGCTCGTAGGTAATGCCAAGGCCAGCGGCAATGGCGCGCAGAACCCAGCGCATGAAATCGTTATAGCCGGTCCCCATCTCGGCTGGGGTCGCCGGCTTCACATCCTCGCCAGGACGCAGCTTTTGCCATGTCCCGGCCTCGAGAATGACCGTATCGACAACGCTGTCTATGGCGGACTTGGTCGTTTCACCGCCGAAACCCGCACCACCCTGGCCAGAGGTTTCCGTGATAAAGCCGGCGCGCTGCGCATTGTCGCGCTTGCGAACGATCTCGCCGCCCTCATAAAGATCGAAATCACGGGCCTTGAGCAGGACAGTGGCCATGCCAGAAACGCCGCGGATCTGGCCGATCTCGAGTGGCTCGAAGATATGGCAGATCTCTGGCGCCGGCACGCGGATGATGTCGTTGACCGAGGTGAACGTCCGGACGTCGCCCGGATGTTCGCGCCACATATGATAGGCTGAGCGGCGGCCGATATCGTCGAACTCGATGCCCATGCGGACGCGGTTGCCATTCGGCGCCAGACCGGTGCGCTCGAACGGGACATGATCGCCGGCGATCAGCTGCAGTTGCAGTGGAACGCTGAGGTTGTCCTTCAGGCTACGCGGGCGGAAACGACAGAACGCCTCGCCGGCTTCCTTGACACCGGATGCGGCCAGCATCTGCTGGCCATAGAAATCCGTGACGCCATGCGCGTCGGATTCATCGGTCCAGCGGCGAAACAGAGATGTCAGTTTACGACGGACAGACCGGTTCGGATGCATCGGGATCGGCACGATGCCGGTGCCGATAGCATTGGATTTCCAGCGATTGAGGCCCTGGTGAATCCATGGGTTCTTCCGGCCCATATCCCGGCTCTTGGCGCGCAGCGTTTCGGCCGCGCCCATGATGATCGAATTCAGCGATTCAGCAGTGGCATTCCAGCCTGAGTTGCGGCGACCGCTGCCGGCGGCGTCGTAGGCCGGTTCACGTCCACCGGTGAAGCCGGCACTGCGCCGACCCATCGGCATAATCAGCCTGGGTTCGATACGGACGGTCATGTCAGGTGCCCCTGCCCACGACGCTGCGGGCGAACCGCAGCGGCGGTGTGGTTTCCAGCGCCGCCAGTTCGCTGTTGACGATGTCGAGCGCGGCCTGCAGGTCAGCGACGCTGCGCTTCTCCACCGTCTTGTTGTCGGCCGACACGCGGGAATTGGGATTTGCGATAGCCGCGAGAAGCTGCTCGCGCCGCGCCTGCAAAGTCGTGCGATCAGCCATCGGCCTGCTCCTTATGCTCCGCGGGGGCGGGTCTGCCGCACCACGACCTGGCGCTCGCCCGGTGGGCGAACGACGTTCGCTGGCGGTTCCTGGCCCGCGGCCTTCAGCGCCTCGGCCACCGCTTCGGCCGTCGGGTTGTCTTGTGCCTTGACCAGGCCCTGCCATAGAGCCAGATCCAGCTGCGCCTTCTCCGGCGGGGCGCCGCGCTCGGCGGCCAGGCGCACCCAGTCTTCCGGCGAGGCGCGGTCGAGGCCCCAATGCACCGCGGCCGCATGGGCGTAAACTGCGATGTCGAGAGCCTCGTTAGCCACGCCACTGGGCTTGTGCCACTCACGCACTTCCAGGCCATCCGGGCGGACGCGGCTGACCATGAACTCGGCGGTCAGCTGCTTGAGCCATGCCTCGTCGATGCCATCGAATGGCAGATGGATATAGCCGGCCGGATACATGCCATCGATGGGACCAACAATAGTCTTGGCCAGGTTGGCGTAGAGTGCGGCCTTGAGCTGGAAGGTGCCGACCGGGTGAATCATCACGCCGGATTTCAGCTTCTCACCCTTGTAGGTGATATCGACTTTCGACGGCGTGCCCAGCGCGGGCTTGTTCCAGCCCGGCCGACCGTCGACGCCGATCACAAATCCTTTCGGCGCATGCCGCCGCACCCAGGCATAAACGGTCTGGGTGGCGAAGCCGGTATCGATGGCGAAGGCCTCTATCCTGAAGTCGCGGCCCAGCCCATTGTAGAACTTGCGTTCAAGCAAATCGTCGAGACCGCGATAGGTGGCGAGATCATGCGGATCGCCGAAGATAATCCCCTTGTCGATCTTCCACCGGGTCTTGCCAATGCCCCAGCCCCAGATGCCCCACTCGATACGCGGCGGGCTGGCCTGCACGTCGGCGGCGCCGGTAACAAAAAGACAGCCATCGGGGATGCCGCCCGGCACCAGGTCGGGCTCGCGCCGCGCCAGCAGTTTCAGATAATCCGGGCTGTCGCCCTTGGCTTCCCAGGCCTCACCCTTGCCCTGCTGGGTGAAGACCTTCTCTTTCAGCGGATCGCCCTCGGCGGCCAGATGCTCGGCCACCGTATCGTCCCAGGGCACGAAGGGTGAGTAGGCTTGCCAGATACGGAAACTCGGTTCACGGCCGCGGCTGGTGCGCGCATGACGGCCGCGCTCATCGAAGGACAGCGCGGCAAAATTCTCGATGTAGTCGCCCGGCTCTTCCTGACCGATCACCTTGCCATCGGCGTCGGTGACCGGCTGCGGATAGCATTTCAGCCAGCGGCCGCGCGCCAGCATGCCATCCTTGTGATGCGACTCAATGATGCAGCCGTTGGCGGCGCAGGCGAAATAGGCCCCATGTGGTTTCTTGTCGCTCGACCATTTCAGGTTGTCGAACTGCAGAACCTGGTAGGCGCCGCAATGCGGGCACGGCACGAAGAAGCGGCGCTGATCGCCGGCCTCGTATTTCGCCGTGATACGACAACTGCCCTTCACGCCCGGCGTGGAGACGTAGATGATCTTGCGGTTTTCGGTGAAAGCCTTGGTGCGGGCAATCGCCAGGTCGACCGGGTCGCCGCGGCCATCGACGTCGAATGGGTATTCCGAGACTTCCTCGAGCAGGACAACCCGCACCGAGATCATCTGCAGGCCCTTGGACGAATTGGCGCCGACGATCTGGTTCCAGCCGCCGGGGAAGCGCTTCAGCCGCGTGGTGCTGCCCTTCTCGTCGCGGCTTTTCTGCTCGTCGACCTTGTCCTTCAGCTCCGGCGTTGCCTCGATGGCCGGGTTTAATTTGAGGTTGACGTATTTGCCGACTTCACCCTCGGACGGCAGCACCGTGAGCATCGGCGCCGGCGTGCGGCAGGCGATGGTGCCGAAGGTGTTGATGCCGGCCTGCGTCTTCGCCACCTGTGCCGAGCCGAGGAAAATGACCTCCCGGCACGGATCTGACAGGGACATGCAGTCCTGCGGCTCGACCAGATACGGCACCTGGTCGTTGCGCCAGCGACCTGGCCGAGAGGTTTCCTCCGGCGAAAGATGGCGCGACTGCTCGGCCCATGCCGAGACGGTCACCACTGGATCGGGCGCCAGGCCCGCGGCCAGCGCGCCAAAGAACAGCGCGCGGACGGTCTGGCGAACGCCGTTCGTCATCACGATACCCGCTGGTCCTCGGAGCCCAACCGTTCAAGCTGCGCGACCAGGTTATTGAGTGCCGCGGTGATCTCGGCATCCAGCTTGGCGCCGATCTCGGCCGGGTCGGTCATACTGGCCAGCTGGTGACGGATGCGCGGCGAAATGCCGAGCAGCTCGTCACGCAGCGTGCGCGTCGCGGTCTGACCCAGTTCGCGGATCTCGGAGCGCTGCGCGATCTTGTTCTGCCGCTCTTCGAGATCCAGCTTGGCGGTCTGCGCCTGGATCACCTTCAGCGCAGTGGAGGCCGCGGTCAGCCCGCCACGCTTGGTGGTGCCGACCGGCATCGACGTCGCCGACGGGGCAGCTCCGAAACCGCCAAGATCGCCGGACTGGTAGGCATCGGCGGTCTGTCCCGTGCGCGCCATTTGCGGCTGCAGGTCGGAACCGCGCTTGGCAACCAGGTCATTATAATCGATCAGCTTGCCGGTTTCGTTCTTGACCACGCCGAGCGTGCTGACTTGGCGGCTGACGGTCGATTTGTTGACGCCGAGCTCGCGCGCGGCATCGCTGACCGACATCCAGCGCGGCTCAGAACCGGCAGAGGCGGCGGATGCCGCAGAGGCAGTCTCCGTCGTCTGCATGGTCATGCCCCCGATCAGGCCGGAACGCGGATGCCTTTCTCACCGGTGAAGGCCTCAAACCGTGCGACGATGGCATCGCAGTATTTCGGATCGAGCTCGACCAGGCGTGCCTGCCGGCCGGTCCGTTCGGCAGCGATCAGCGTAGAGCCGCTGCCGCCGAACAGGTCGAGCACGATCTCGCCGGGCCGGCTCGAATTGATGATCGCGCGCTCGATCAGGGACACCGGCTTCTGTGTCGGATGGACATACTCGCCGGTATTGCCGCGCGTGCAGCGCCAGATGTCGCTTTCAGCCTTGCCGCCAAACCAGCGTTCACCACGGCAGTAGAAGATAAATTCATGCTGCGGCCGGTAATGCTGGTGACCGAGGCCGATCGATTCCTTGTCCCAGACGATGCAGGCCGCAACCGCCAAACCGGCCGCACGCACTGCGCACTCGAAGTCGGCATAGGTACGCCAGGTGAAACACACATAGGCGGCCGCGCCCTTACGGCTGTATTCGACGGCGCGGGCCAGGGCATCGCCAACCAGGGCGACCAACTGCTCGCCACGTACATCGTCATTGAGGATCATGCCATGCGCTTTGACCAGGGCGCCCTTTGCAGTCGAACCGGCTTCCTTGCCGGCGCCGAAGCTCATGCCATACGGCGGATCGGTGAACACCAGAGCGGCCGGTTTGATCGCCCGGCCGCCGTCATAGGCCATGCCGTAGGGCGGATCGGTAAACACCAGGTCGGCAGTGTCGGCATCGAGCATAGCCATCTGCGCCGGCGCGGCCTGCATCAGCCGGGTCAGTGTTTCCGCCTTGGTGCTGTCGCCGCAGATCAGGCGATGCCGACCGAGTTGCCAGACATCGCCAAGAACGGTGATCGGCGACGCCGGCGGCGGTACCGCGATATCGGCCTGCGGATCTTCGCCGGTGATATCGGCGACCAGGCGGGCGATGTCCAGTTCGTCGTAGCCGGTGAACTGCAGGTCGAAGCCGCCATTGTCGAGATCGACCAGGATGCTGGCGAGCAGCTCCTCATCCCAGGTCGCGTGTTCCGCCAGCCGGTTGTCGGCGATGCGGTACGCCTCGCGCTGGGCATCGGTGAGCCCGTCGAGGATGACGACCGGTGCTTCGTCCAGGCCGAGCAACTGGCCGGCTTTCCAGCGCGCCTCTCCGGCGATGATCTCGCCGGACGGGTCGGCCAGGACCGGGGCAGTCCAACCGAACTGGCGCATGCTGTCGGCGATGCGCTGGATCTGGGTTTCATCATGGCGGCGGGCGTTCCGGGCTGCTGGGCGCAGCCGGTCCAT